AGCTAGAAGCCGAACGAGATGAACTGAAAAAGCAGTTACAGGAATTACAAGACAAGATGGTGGATGACGAAAAAATTGAGTTGTTGAAACGTGAGGCAATCGATGCTCACAAACTTGTGACAGAGAAGGAAGAGGAAATTTCTCGCTTGCAGGAAATGTTCAATGAGGCAATGACGGCAAAGGAACAGCTACAGAAGGAAAATTTACTTCTTGAAAATCAGATTCAACGATTAAGAGAAGTGAATGAGGAACTAACTGAGCGAAATGACCGTTATTTTTCCGATCTGAATCGTTTAGAGCAGGAAGCAAAAGGTTTACGTCTTTATGCGTTACAGAAGCTGTATGTTGATGTGTATGGGGCTTAAAAGTTGAGTTGTGTCGCAATAGACACAGACTGGCCTTGTCATATAAAGATACAATTCCCTTTACTCGGGAAAATTTTTTTAAAATAAAAATCGGGGCTTATCTAGGTTTTAGAAAATAGGGGGAGGAAAATATAATGGGAATTAAACAGTTAGAAGTAACTAATGGAAATTTTAAGGTTGCAGAAATGATGGAGCAAGAAAAGGTGAAATTAATAATATTAGATGGATATAAAAATAAAATTATCATTACTGAAGCCGTTACGCATGGTGAGACAATTCTAGAAACTGTAAAAGGTGTCGGGAAAAGGATTATATGGAGAGAAAGCGAATTGATTTAAGGTAAATGTTGAATTTTATTGTGTAATTGTTATTATATCGATAGGTGATTTAGATGTTTTTAAACGACAGTGACGTTAGAAAACTGTTAATGGAGGAGCTAATTCGTGAATATAAAGATGATCCAGATACCCGCATTATCAATGAGTTAGGAATAGATTTCGGAGCTTCACGTGTCGATATTGCTGTGGTAAATGGTGTGTTACATGGTTACGAAATCAAAAGTGACGTAGATACATTAGAAAGATTACCGAGACAAATGGATTACTACAACAAATTATTTGAAAGAATGACCATAGTGGTATCGAGAAAACATTATGAAAAAGTGCGATGTTTAGTCCCAACATGGTGGGGAATAAAAATAATTAGTGCTGATGCCAAACGCCTGATAGTAAAAAGAAAAGGACGATTGACGAAGAACCAGGATAAAAAATTGTTACTTAAGTTGCTATGGAAGGATGAACTTGAGGAGTTGGTTGATGTTTTAGGGTTACCTAAAAAGATGAAGAAGTATAAAAAAAATCAGCTTCTCGAGATATTTTATCAAGAAGCTGACCTTCAAGTGGTAAAGATGTTCACTTATCAGGCTTTAAAGACTCGTCAGAATTGGCGTAATTGGTAAGTAGTTAACTCTATATGGTGATTTATTCCGATTTCGATAGGTTTTTGGTGATTATTTATCTGTAGTTTCCCTTCGGCACATTGTTTAATTGCTTTATCACCGTATGAAAAATCTTCCTGTTTATAAACATCGCTATCCACGATTTCCTGGCAGATAGAGATAAAGTTATCTATACCACTATCTCCTAGCAAGGTTGATTTACCAATCATGTAGTCGTCTTCGGTGGTGTAGAATATCTTTAAGTAAGTGTTGTAATAATCAATCCTAGCCTCACGATCAGGCTCCGGCTTTAACCGGACTGTGTAATCACCGAATAGGAGATTTGGAAATTCTTCTTTAAGCTGAATGTATGTCTTATAATCATTTCGTGCTCTTGCAATCTCAAATGACATTGGGGTTATCCCAGCGGAATCTTCTGGACAATTTGTTACTGCAAGCACCAGTGGACCTTCACTGAGAGATGAAAATCTCTGTATAGTTCCATGTTTCCTTTTATAATTGATTGCCGAGTTATAAAAATCCAATATTATATGGAACTTTTTGGTAGGTGCTACACCAATAATGTTTTCTTTAATGTGTCTGAGGATCATGTCTTCCATAGGACTATTAAAGTCGTGACAGCGTATCCGAATTGCGATTTCATCACTTTCTAGTTCTAGAACAGAATGTAATATCCAATTTGGTGAATCGAAATGAACGCATGGAATATAGTTCAATTCACATTCCTTTAGTTTATAATGACAATGTTGCACAAGATTTTTACTATCAGGGCATCTCAATGAATCTGATATTTCACCTATCTCATCAAATGCCGAATTAAAATCATAAATAAACTTCATGTTTCCTAGTTTGTTTCTAAAATACGTTCCCAAAGTTCGGAATGTAGCCCACCATTCTTTAACGTTATTAGAATTAATAGGTTTTGACTCTATTATTGGAATAATGGACATTTTAGTTTCTTGTTTGAGATTGTGGAGTGCATTAATTTCAGCTGTAGAATTTTTTAAAATAGGGTAATACACAACCATTTTACTCTTCCTTTCTTCAGTTTACTTTGGATTATATTTCCTATTCGTCAATAAATTACATTTTTCCTGTAAATTTTCCAAAAAATCTTTAGTCCAAGTAAGGAAAGCCTGCGGACGCTAAAACTTTAGGGTAGCATTTTACTACCCATAGATTTTAGCGTCTTTTTGCTTAGGTCCAAAGGAGGTATTCAAGATGAATCAAATGACTTTTCAGTTACCTGAGATTGATCGTGAGGAAACGAAGAAACGAGTGGAAGCTGTACTTAAGAAATACCGGTTTTATCTTCTAACGGTTCCAGAAGAAAAGTTGCCAAAGGTAACTATGACATATTCACTTGTTCCTCCTGCTCAGACCAATGGTTTTTATTCATCTACGGAAACAGTAGTGATTGACAAGGTGGATTTTGAACGAGAACGTGACGAATATATGGAATGGATTAGACGCGGCGTGAATCGGCTTAGTCCGAGAGAACGGGAGCTGATCATCAAGCGTTATTTGAGTGATGAGGAGATGTATGATTACGAGCTTTACAACGAGATGGGAATGAGCGAAAGTAAGTATTATCGCTTACGAGCAAGGGCTTTTTATAAGCTGGCGTTTATTTTGAGGATAGAGGTTTATAAGGATTCGGTTAATAATATTATAAATGTGTAAAAAAGTACACAAAATAGTGTACAAATTCATAAAAAATATAATATAATGTAACCGAGGAGTATAAAATGTATTGAAAAAGGTTATACATTGCTAATGGAGTTAAGCGCCACTATTTTCCGAAACCATGACTTCTTCGGTCGTGGGAAATCCCGAGGCGGATAGGAAATAGGGCGCTATTAATTTTTATTTTTTCACCTTTGATCTTTTGAATTGCCAGATGTTAAAGCTAGGGCTTTCCCATGGTTTATGAGGTGAAGCAAGATCTAAGTTAAGGGTATTCTGAATATGCTCCACTAGTTTAACTTTTGGGTTGTCTGGATTTGCGATTTTTCGTTCTTTGTAATGACCATTCCATACATATGCGATTGCTCCAGCAAAAACATCCGATAGCTGTAGACCAATTTGTGACCCATCGCGAGGCTCTACTCTTCTTATCGGATTTAGTAGTTGAAATATCTCTGTGATATCGCCATTCCAGTTATCATTAAACCATCGGTTGTTTAAAGAGTTTTTTAAATCTGTTAATCTACCTTTAACCGAATTGCTCTTACGATCTAGCAATATATCGTAAAAATTCCCTCTTCGCATGTTTTTGTAAATTAGCCAGAAAAACATTTTATAAAAGTGTAACTCGTCGTCATTACTGTAAATTTTGTGAGTAGCATCAGATTGATCTACAACCAAAGCGCGAAATTCAAGCTTATTCATCTTTTTATGAGCTGCAAAAATATTAATGAGTTCTTTGTATGTAATTAACTGATGGTTCTTTAAATCAGTCCAGTGAAATTCTTTTTGAAATTTTGTGCGCTCTCTTAAACTTTTTACCTCTTCTTCAATAATATTACAACAGTTTTCCATATCCCATATTGTGCCTAGCACCATATATTTGTGTCCATTTTGACAACTCTCATCCCCATAAACTGTAATTAACGACAATGAGTCTTCCTCCTTACAACTTTTATCTCTTTTTCTATTATAATACATCGGTCTAATGTAAGAGAAAGTTGCAAACAATTATTTTTTAATTTTTTGATTTAACTAGAATAAATATAATAATCTAACTTAACCATCAACTCTTACTTATTTGAAAGAAAAATGACAGAAAGATGACAGAATATTTCTGTTTAGACGTGTTATGATGATATCGTGGATCTTTTGTTGAAGTAGCTATTCTCAAAGTCTGCCACTAGAACTTGCCAATCCGAATCTCGTCTGTGTGGAAAGCAAGCGGGAGCGAGTTCCGACAAGCGTCACCCGATCGGGTAGCGTTTTTGTTTTGCCATGTAATGAAACTAATTTATGTCATCTCCGTATATGAACATTGGAAGGGAGGGATGGCGCGGTGCTAAATGTGGTTGATTTAAGTGCAGTTTATGAAACTGCAGGTTCTGTGGTAAAAACATTACTGCCATTTGTTGTTGCAGCCGTTTTAGTGAAAAAACTACTATATTAAATGTCGAGATTTGGCGAATAAACGATGTGGCAAAGCCTCTCCTTTTGCTGTATTGTGTAGGCGAGAGGAGGAAAGGATATTGGATCAGGTAAATCAAGCTATGCAAGCATTTGCGTGGACACTAACCTTAAAACTCGTATGGCTTATATTATTGATGTTTGTGTTTTATGCTTTGGCCTTTTTTCTCGCGAGGTCTCTTCGTTTACCATATAAGATTGCCAATACATTCGGCAGTTTGGCTAGCTTAGTTGGCTTTTACTTTTGGACTCAATACATAATTTCTTAATCATATTGAGAAATTTGGCATCCGAATAATCGGGTGCTTTTTATTTTGTCCATTGGGGTGATAAGTATGTTTAGATTATCCGAGCAACTATCAGATAAAGAAGTCAGGAAGTTAAAGAGAATCAAGAAAAAACGGAAAAAGCGTAAGGAAAAAGTGGATTGGTATGAGATTATGGGGATAAATCGTCCTCGATATAAACGAGTGCGTGGGGCGATTAGGAGGAAATGACGCCACGCACGTTTATTAATTCTCCTTTGCCGAAGATCGCTTTGTTTTGTCGAACAAGAAGGAAAATATCCCTTTTTTGTCGAAATTAGTAGGCGGAAGGGGGATTAGAATGATTGATTATAAAAGAGTTAGATGGGATAGTGTGAGAGAACATGGGAATCAAGTACTTTTAATTGATATTGATTATCCTGTAGGGGTGAAAGTTCTAGACGATGTGGATCGGGAAGAATTGCTAAAAGTCGATAAATACATAACACATGATTCTAATCGTTACAGTGCTATCGGAAAGGTATTTATTTATAATATCGTTGAACGGATAATAGATGATAAAAATAACCTTATCCTCTTTGTCGAATCAGAAATGGTTGAATATAGAAGATAATAAAAATTGCGTTGTAAATTAAACATCCTTTGGAATGTTTTTGTCTGTATAAATATTTCACTTTGTTTTATTGAGTAGGCGAAGGGAGGGATAAATATGAAAGATCCTGGAGACGTCGGACACTGAATCATATTTGAACAAAGAGAAGCATCCTTCGGGGTGCTTTTTTGTTATGTGTCTATAGAGAGAAATCTTGTTATTTTATTATATTTTGCTTATAATTTTTTCTTTTTTAAGCAGAGTCATCAGATTGTTTAAAAAACTTAAGCACAAATTTATAACTGTCACGATCCAAATAATTTCATCTTGCATGAATAACTCCTCCTTAATCGCTTTCTAAATAATATTATTGTCTAATTAAGATTGAATAATATCAAAATTTGATAAGAAAATGATGTAGGAAAATATCCCATTTTATCGAATGAAGTAAATAAAAGGAGGGATAATCATGAAAGATCCTGGAGATATCGGACCGCTGGATCCTGGTGGTGGAATAGGTAACTGATACGGATAACAAAAGTATCCTTTGAGATGCTTTTTAATTTGGAATTTTATTATATTTTATTATTATAGGCTTACTCACGCTTCCTAAATAATTAAGAAGCACGAGTAAGCCTATAATACTTAGTTTTTGAGAGTGATTTCAATTGTTACAAACAAGAAAGAAATTTTTACTGCATCAATTTTTGCTGTCTTAAAGAGCCTGTAGATGTGGTTTAGCAATTTTTTCATTTCAGCTTCCCTCCTTTCTTGGGAGGCTGTTTTTAATATTAATATATACTTTTTCAGAAAGTGAAATTCCAAAAAAAAACGTGCATGATTTAACCGTTAATATAAGCTGGCACATTATCGCAGACGTGGATAATTACATGGTTGTTGCTGTTTGTGTGGATGAGAAGATCGTATCTATTGTTTCGGGTAAATCAGATGAGTTGTATGAAAAGCTCAGAGCTTTGCTTGGGGGGGATAACGTATGGATGTCTATAAAACAAGACAACAAAAGCGTAAGTTCTACGATAGCGATGAATGGAAGTCGCTTCGAGAAGAAGTAAAGAAACGCGACAACTACGAATGCCAGAAATGTAAACGAAATGGCTACGTCACTATTGATACCAATGAGTATAGTGAGAGTGCGAAACGAAAGAAAATTCAGTTGGTGGTTCATCATATCAAAGAACTTGAAGATTACCCAGAGCTTGCTTTAGATATGGATAACCTTGAAACATTATGTGTGAATTGCCACAACCGAATTCATGGCAGAGTGTTTCAAGCAACAAAACCTAAGTGGGATGATGAGAAATGGTGAGAAGATAGTACCCCCCCGGGTCAAAAGTTTTTAAGGATTTTTCAGATATGGGCACCGGCGGGGGGCCTGTTCTGTCCGGATTTTTTTGAAAAATTCTCACGTAAGGGGGGTGGAATCATGGTGGTAAGTATCACTAAATTAAAGGAACAGTTGATGAACCGGATTGACACGAGCGATTTTGTGCAGGTGGAAAAAGTGGAGAGATATATCGACCTTGTGAAATCATTCCGAAAAATTAGCAAGACGATCAGCAAAGAGGGAGAGTCAGTCACAACGGTCAACGGTTCACAGAAATTCACGAAGGCACACCCTCTTATTGGTGAACGAAACAAAATTAATGCTCAAATCATCGCTCTTGGAAAGGATTTAGGGCTGGATAGCAGACCAAAAAACACTACCGACGATCAAGGTGGGTACAGCGCTAGTGATTTAGTATGATCCGTCAGAAATATGTAGACGAGTATATCCGTCTTTACGAGGCAGGCAAAGTCAAGCTGAACAAAGAGCGGATTTTACTAATTGAATATCTAAAAAAGTATGTTTTAAGCAGAGACGATTTGTATTTTGACGACGAAATGATTGAGAACTGCATTAAGTTCGGTGAAAAATGGTATTTCCCATTACAACCGTTTCAAAAGTTCTTAATTGCTTTCGTTTTTTTATTTTACAAAAAGAATAATCGTGTGTTTTATCGTAAACATTTGTGGATGCTTGGTCGTGGTGGTGGTAAAAACGGGTTAATTTCCGTTATTACTCATTTTTTAATTAGTGAACTGCATGGGATTGAAGAATACAATATCTCTGTCGTAGCGAATAGCGAGGAACAGGCCAAAACATCCCCAGATGAGGTTCATAAAACGATAAAGCGTCACGAGATACTGCAAAGAGCGTTTAAAACAACTCTTACCCAAACAGTATCGAAAAGAACGGGTAGCGTATTGAAGTTCCGTACCTCAAACGGCGAAACCAAAGACGGTTTGCGTGATGGTGCGGTTGTGTTTGATGAAATTCATCAGTATGAAAGCAACAAGGATGTGAGGGTGCATATTTCGGGGCTTGGTAAAAAGCCCAATCCTCGTGAATTTTATATTGGAACGGATGGTTATGTCCGTGATGGATTTTTAGACAAGTTAAAAGAGAAAGCTATGAAAGTTTTAAACGGAGAGGCGCGGCCTAACGCTTTGTTTCCGTTCATTTGTAAATTGGATGATGAAAGTGAAGTCGAAGATCTGACCAATTGGGAAAAAGCGAACCCAATGCTAAGTGAGCCACGGAGCGAGTATGCTCAAGGATTATTTGAAACAATCAAGGAAGAATACGAGGATTTGGAGGATGATCCGAGCAACCGCGAAGAGTTCATGACCAAACGCATGAATTTGCCGGTGACAGACCTGGAACGCTCAGTAGCCAAATGGGAGGAGATAGAAGCTACCAATCAACCAATGCCGAATTTGTTAGGTCGAGAGTGTATTGGTTGTTTAGACTTTGCTAGTATTCGAGATTTTGCAGCAGTCGGTCTTGTTTTTAAGCATGAAGGAAAATATCCTTTCATTACTCACTCTTTTGCTCGAAAAGAATTCGTTGATAAGTATTACAGTTACTCTAAAAAACATGATGCTGAAATGGCTGGTAAACGTAAATTCGCTCCAATAAGAGAGTGGGAAAATCAAGGGCTTCTCACGGTTGTAGATGAAGCGACTATAAATCCAAAGCATGTCGTGGATTGGTTTGTAGAAATGAGTAAGTACTACAATATTAAAAAAATTATTGGCGATAATTTCCGCATGGAGATACTAAAAGATCCGTTAGAAAAAGCTGGCTTTGAAGTGGAGGTTATTCGCAATCCTAGGGCCATTCACAGCTTGTTAGCACCAAGGGTTGAAACGGGATTTGCTAATCGCCAATTTATTTTTGGTGACAATCCATTGATGCGCTGGTACACCAACAATGTACTTGTGGTGATTAAGAAAGATGGAAACAAAGAGTACCAAAAGAAAGAGCCTATTCGCCGTAAAACAGATGGATTCCAGTGCTTTGTTTATGGTTTATATAGAGTCGATGAATTAAGCGACTATAACCTGGAAGAATCATTGGATGCCCTAGATGCTCTTAATTTCTAGTGAGGGGGTGATGATAGAAAATGAGCTGGATTAGCGACATATTAAAACGCAATAGTGAATTGGAATGGATGTTTGATCTTGAGCTGACTTATGAAACATCTCACCGAGCCTACTTAAAAAAGATGGCTCTGGAAACCTGTGTGAATTTTATTGGTCGTACAATCAGCCAATCCGATTTTAGATTTATGGAAAATGGGAAGCGACAACTGAATGACTGGCATTATCTTTTGAATATCCGCCCAAATACGGATCAATCGGCAGCTGACTTTTGGCAAAAATTTATCCATAGATTGATTTGTGAAAATGAAGTATTAGTGATTCTTACAGACAATAATGATTTATTAATTGCTGACAGCTTTACCCGTGTGGAATATGCGGTATACCCCGACATTTTTAAAGATGTGATGGTTAAGGATTATACATTTCAAAGAGCATTTAGAATGGACGAGGTTATTTATATTACTTACAACAATGAGAAGTTAACCGAGTTTATGGACGGTATGTTTGGTGATTTTGCAGATTTATTTAGCCGTATGATTGAAACCAGCATGAGGGCTAATCAGATCCGTGGGATTGTCAGTATCGATTCTACACAAGCCCTTAACCAAGAAAACCAGACCAAGTTACAAAAATTCATTGATAAGCTGTTTAATGCTTTCAAAAATAACCCAGTTGCCATTGTGCCAAAGCTGAAAGGTTTTGAGTATGACGAAGTCTCAAATGGCTCGAACAATGGTAAATCGATTGAGGAATTAACTAAACTTAAAAAATCTTTAATTGATGATGTAGCAAATATTCTTGGAATACCGAATGCCCTTATCCACGGGGAGTTATCAGACTATGAAACAAGTATTAAAGCATATGTGAAGTTCTGTATAGGTCCTTTGGTGAAAAAAATAGAAGACGAGTTGAATGCTAAGCTTATTGATAAAAAGGACTACCTGAATGGCTCACGGGTTGAGGTGAGAGGTGTTACAGAAAAAGACCTAATTGACCATGCCGAAGCAGTTGATAAATTAGTTGCTTCCGGAGCTTTTACAAGGAATGAGGTGAGAGAATTGTTTGGTAAAGAACGGTCAGATGATCCAGAACTTGATAAGTTTGTAATTACAAAAAACTATCAATCGGCTTCGGCTGTTGAAGGAGGTGAGAAAAAGTGAAGAACCAAATTCAGTCCATCCCATATAAGTTTTATAACAAAACTAACGAAACCAAAGATGAGCATGAAATGGTGCTCTCCGGCTACATCGGTAGAAGTAGTTGGTGGTATGAGGCAATCAGCGCTGACAGCGTTCGAAATGCTCTGAAGGATGTTCAGGCATCGACCATTCGAATTAAGCTAAACTCGGGTGGTGGCGATGCAGATCAGGGGATTGAAATTTACAATTATTTAAAGGACTTAGACAAACATGTTATTGTGGAAATCACTTCATTAGCTGCATCGGCTGCCTCAATTGTGGCAATGGGTGCTGATGAAATCGTTATGAGAACTGGTTCCCGAATGATGATTCATGAGGCTTCTACAGTAGCTTGGGGGAATAAGCACGATATCCAAAAAACACTCAATGCCCTGGAAGCTTATGACGAATCGATTATTTCGATTTATCGACAAAGAACCGGTAAGAGTCGCGAAGAGATTAAGAAGTTGCTAGAAGCTGAAACATGGTTCACGGCTGAACAGGCTGTGAAAGAAGGATTTGCAGACAGAGTGGAATTTGCATCGCAGGAAGACGAAGTACGAACTATCATCACTGACGAACAAATGCAGCAAATTATTGATGCTGTAACCAATCGCTTGCAACAAAATAACAATCAACCAAATGAACCTACGCCGCCTGCTAAAGCGCAGACGAAGCGAAAAGGGTTCATTTTTTAATTTCAAAAGGAGGTTTTTGAATATGGCTTTGAAATTGAAAGGAAATATGGAAACCTACAACGAGAAAAAACAAGTGTACATTGATTTGGTGAAGAATGGAGCGACTGAGGAAGAACAGGCTGCAGCATGGGCTGAAATGCAAGAGGCTCTTGTAAATGATTTAAAAGAAGTGATTACAGCCCAAGTACGCCAGGAAAATTTAGATCAACAAATTCTGGCTGCTCGTGGAAAATCGAATATTTTAACTTCCGAGGAACGGAAATTTTTTAATTCACTAAGTACAGAGGTAGGTTACAAAGAAGAAATCTTGTTACCGGAATCAACAATTGACCGTATTTTCGAAGACTTAACAAACGAGCATCCATTATTACAGGAGCTTGGGTTAAAAACTACAGGCTTAATCACACGCATCATTAAGTCCGAAACAAGTGGTGCGGCTGTATGGGGTAAAATTTTCGGTGAAATTAAAGGGCAATTGGATGCTGCATTTAGTGAAGAAACAGTCACGCAAGGTAAATTAACGGCTTTTGTCGTTATTCCTAAAGATTTATTTGAATACGGTCCAGAATGGGTGGAACGGTTTGTTCGTGCTCAAATTACTGAGACACTAGCAGTAGGTTTAGAAAAAGGGTTCTTGTTGGGGGCTGGACCTGTAAAGGATGAACCAATCGGACTTATTAAGGACTTGAATGCTCCTATTGATCCGACAAACGGTTATACCAATAAGACTCCTCATCCTGTTCCTTTGACATTCGCTAGTTCTGAAACAACCGTAAAGGAATTAGCGAGCGTTATGAAAATGTTATCTGTTAAGGAAAATGGTAAGTCTGTGAAGGTGGACGGCAAAGTTGTATTAGTTGTGAGCCCATCTGATTCTTGGAGTATCAAAGCGCTGTATACCTTCCTAAACGCCAATGGTGCGTATGTAACAGTATTACCATATAACTTGAAAGTAGTTGAATCTGAATTTATGCCACAGGGCCAATTGTTAGCTTTTGTTAGAGATCGTTATGATGCCTATATTGGTGGCGGGGTGAAAATCAAACGTTTTGACCAAACACTTGCTATTGAGGATTGTGATTTATTTACTGCAAAACAATTTGCATTTGGTAAAGCCCATGATAATAATGCAGCTAAGCTATTCACTTTAAATGTTGATGACATTTTAGAGCCTGAAACTCCTTAATTTCTAGGGAGTTTCTTCTTTTTACGGAGGTGATTGAGAATGGTCTATAAAGTAATCCGGTGCTTTAAAGAACTGAAACATGATGGCCATATTTATAACGTTGGAGATATTTACCCTAAAGAAGGTTATAAAGCGACTAAAGCAAGATTGGAAGAACTTTCGACCACGAAAAATAAATACGGTCAAATTTATATTGAGGAAGTCGAAGAAGGTCCTGGCGATAAGGAGTGATGTAAATGATTACTCCTGAAATTTTGAAAGAATTTAAGGATCGAATGAAATTAGGTGATGAGGAAGATGAGAACCTAATTCGAATCCTTTCTGCATCGAATAAGAGTTTAATTCGTATATGCGGCGATTACGATATCAATAAAGATGAAGAATTCAAAGAGCTCGTTTTTGAGCGCGCTCGGTATGTATACAATGATGCGTTGGAATATTTCCAGACGAATTTTTTAACGCAAATCAATGATCTTCGAATTGCTAAAGCTCTGGAAGAAATACCGTTAGAAGAAGGCGATACAGATGCAACCGTTTAAATACAATCCAAATTATAATACCGGTCAATTTAGGCATCGTATAACCTTTTTGGAAGACGTGACTGTAACGGATGAAATAGGTCAAGAAATAACAGAATGGGTAGGGTTTAAGAAAGCCTGGGCAATGATTAAAACGGTTAAAGGTTCTGAATATGTAGCAGCGGGCTCAGAACGAGCCACTATTATTTATCGGTTTATTATTCGCTATACAAAAGGAATTACTTCAGATATGAGGATTTCATATCAAGGGCGTACTTTTGATATTATTGAGCCTCCTATCAATGACGACGAGATGAATAAAACGCTCACCATTTTAGCGAAGGAGCGTGTATAAGGTGGCTAATATCCGAATCGACCAACTAACAAGCGAGATTGTGAACGCAGTTCGTGAGTATACGGAAGATGTTTCAAACAGTATTGAAAGGAAAGTAGATGAAACGGCCAACAAAGTGTTGAAAGAAGTACGGGCGTTGTCTCCAAAGAGAACGGGTGAGTATGCACGCACTTTTGTGAAGACAAAAGAAGGTGGCTACGGCCAACATCGTCGGATCATTTGGAACAAGAAGCATTATAGTCGAGTTCATCTTCTTGAATTTGGTCATGCTAAAGTCAATGGCGGCCGTGTCCAAG